AATATGCATTTGATAAGCATTTTAATAAATCCCAATTAAATAATAGACTCGATACTAAGTATTATACAAGAGGATTTGTTCAAGCTATAACTGATAGTGCAGATTCACTTCTTTTAAATGAAAACGCAACACCAAGAGGTGAAGATTTTACTTATGACTATGAAGATATAGGTCAATTTTATTTAGAAGGTTTTGGAAAAGAACATACCTTAACCCAAGACCAATTAGGAAAGTTAGGTAAAATGATTACTAATAGGTTTTATGGTGGCGACATTAAAAAGGCATATGATGATGTTTATAAAACAAGTCAAAATTCTGCTGTTAATAGGTTAGCTAGTAAAGGACAATTAATAAATCCTATGACTATTGATGAAGAAGAAATTCCTACTGCTACTATGTCAAAGATAAATAGTACTGTTACAACTATTCCATCCGCTGCTAAACAAATGTTGGATTTCTTTAATCAAATGGCAGAAAAAGAATCATTGGATTTTATGAAAAATTCAAAATTTAAGATAGCAATAAATAGCTTAAAGAGTTTAGCAGGAGATAAAGAAGAAACTCCTGTAACTGAAGATGAAGATAAAGAACCAACTAAATCTGATATTAAAAAAACTAAAGGTTTAGCTAAAGCAAAAGAAGAATTAGCACTATTAACTCGTGAGATGAAATCATTAGCTAAAAAATATTCTAAAGCAGAGGGTGCTGATAAAGAAAAATTAGTAAAAACTTTAAAGGCAAAAACTAAATTAAAAAAAGAACTAGAAAATATCCTAGATAATAAAAAGATATAATGTCATCTAAAGAAAGGTTTTTATATATTGCTATAGTATTTTTTGGTGCTTATTATTTAATTAATATGTATTCTTCCAATGAAGATGAGTATATCAATGAGTATAATAGTAAAATAGAAGCATTAGAAAATAAAATTAATTCCTTACATAGTATAAACGAAGAATTGACATTAGAAATTGATACTTTAAATGGTCAAATAAATAAACTAGACCAGGAAATTAATAAACAAGATATCAAAATAGTTACATTAAAAAGACAAACAAATGAAAAAGTTAATAATGTTGATTCTTTTGGGGATGATGAGCTTGAACAGTTTTTCGCAGAACGTTATAGACAGTACTTCGATTCAATTAAAGAAACCAATAGTTCGTCTAGTAATTAAAGATTTAATAATAGGGGATGGTTTTAAAAAAGAATTAAGTTTAATTAACACAAAGTATTCTTTACTAGAAAATAAAGTTATGTTAAAAGATAGTGTTATTAATAATCTTAATTTTAAGATTAATAATTTTAATTCTATAATAAATACAAAAAGTTCTCAATTAGAAGTTACCCAAGAACTTAATAATAAATTAAAGCTTGAAATTAAAAAGCAAAAATTTAAAAATAAACTAACAGCAGGGGCTGGAGTGGTAGCGGTATTAGTTGCTGTACTTTTAGTAAAATAGTATGTCTGATTTAAAAAAAGTAATACGCCAAGAATACTTAAAATGTGCCCAAGACCCAGTACACTTTATGCGTAAATACTGTTATATACAGCACCCCCAACGAGGGCGCATACAGTTTAATTTGTACCCATTTCAAGAAAAAGTATTAACGTTATTCCAAGAAAATCCATATAGTGTAGTATTAAAATCTAGACAGCTAGGTATCTCTACTTTAGGTGCGGGTTATTCATTATGGTTAATGACATTTCATAAGGATAAAAACATTCTTTGTATTGCAACCAAGCAAGAAACAGCTAAAAACATGGTAACAAAGGTAAAATTCATGTATGAAAACTTACCTTCATGGCTTAAAATAGATGCCCCTGAAAATAATAAATTAACCTTACGATTAGCAAATGGATCACAAATTAAAGCAACATCAGCCTCAAGTGATGCTGGTAGATCCGAAGCAGTATCTTTACTATTAATTGATGAGGCGGCTTTTATTGATAATATTGGAGAAATTTGGGCCTCAGCTCAACAAACACTAGCTACTGGTGGTGGTTGTATAGCATTATCTACTCCTTATGGTACTGGAAATTGGTTTCATCAAACCTGGGTTAGAGCAGAAAATAGAGAAAATCAATTTTTACCTATAAAACTCCCCTGGTATGTTCACCCAGAAAGAGATCAAAAGTGGAGAGATACACAAGATGAATTATTGGGTGACCCTAGAATGGCGGCACAAGAATGTGATTGTGATTTTAGTACCTCTGGTGATATTGTATTTTATCCTGAATACATAGACTTTTATGAAAAAACTTATATAAAAGATCCTATGGAAAGAAGAGGAGCGGACCAAAATTTATGGGTTTGGGAATCACCTGATTACACAAGAGATTATGTAGTAGTAGCAGACGTTGCTCGTGGAGATGGAAAAGATTATTCAGCATGTCATGTAATTGATGTTGCAAATAATGTACAAGTTGCTGAATATAAAGGTCAATTAGGTACAAAAGAGTATGGACATTTATTAGTTGGTTTAGCTACTGAATATAATGAAGCAATGCTTGTAATAGAAAATGCTAATATAGGTTGGGCAACTATACAAGTTGCTTTAGATAGACAATATCCTAACCTTTACTATTCACAAAAGAGTGACTCCCCAAATGCTAATTCGTATTTTGATAAATATCAAGACCACTCCAAAATGGTAGCTGGTTTTACAATGTCTTCTAGGACTAGGCCTATGGTAATAGGTAAATTTCAAGAATATATTAGTGATAAAGGAGTAACGATACAATCAAAAAGATTGATAGAAGAAATGAAAACCTTTATATGGAAAAACAACAGGGCAGAAGCACAAAGTGGGTATAATGATGATTTAGTAATGTCTTTTGGTATAGCTATGTATATTAGAGATACAGCATTAAAGTTAAGACAGCAAGGTTTACAAGCTACTAAAAATGCTTTGGGAGGTATGACGGTAAATAGAACAGAATACCAAGGAGGATATGGTTTTTCAAAAGGGTCTGATAATCCTTATCATCAAGATATGGGGGGTAACAAAGAAGATATTAGATGGCTTCTTTAGGTAATATTTATAATAATAATAATAAATTATGGCTGATAAAAGCGTATTTACAAGATTAAAAAGATTATTTTCAACTGATGTAATTATTAGAAATGTTGGGGGTAATCAAATTAAAGTAATTGATAGTGGTAAAATCCAATCTACAGGTGAATTAGAAACAAATTCATTAATGGACAGATATAATAGAATATTTTCTACCAGTCCATCATCTTTATATGGAGCCCAATTTAATATCAATTACCAATATTTAAGACCCCAATTATATTCAGAATATGATGTAATGGATAATGATGCTATTATTGCTTCTGCTTTAGATATTTTAGCTGATGAGTCTACTTTAAAAAATGATATGGGTGAAGTGCTTCAAATTAGAAGTGCTAATGAAGACATACAAAAAATACTATATAATTTATTTTATGATGTATTAAATGTAGAGTTTAATTTATGGATGTGGATACGCCAAATGTGTAAATATGGTGATTTTTTCTTAAAATTGGATATAGCAGAAAAATTTGGTGTTTACAATGTAGTACCTTATACCGCTTATCATATTGAAAGACAAGAAGGATTCGACCCAGAAAACCCATCTGCTATCAGATATAGATATGCTATGGATGGAATGGACAACTTAAGTTCAGGTATGTATCCAGTTCCAGGAGCAGGTGGTGGTAATTTAATGAATGAAACTGGTATATTCTTTGACAATTATGAAATGGCTCATTTTAGATTAATATCTGATGTTAATTATTTACCTTATGGTAGATCATATATAGAACCTGCTCGTAAATTATATAAACAATATGTTTTAATGGAAGATGCAATGTTAATTCATAGAATTTCTCGTGCCCCTGAAAAACGTATTTTTTACATGAATGTTGGTTCTATACCTCCAAACGAGATAGATGCATTTATGCAAAAAACAATTAGTAATTTAAAACGTACACCATTCCAGGATAATAAAACAGGTGAATATAATTTAAAATTCAATCAACAAAACATGTTGGAAGATTTTTACATCCCTGTTCGTGGAAATGATCAAACAACTAAAATTGAAACTGCACCCGGATTACAGTACGATGGTATCCAAGATGTAGAATATTTAAGAGGTAAATTATTTGCTGCACTTAAAATACCAAAAGCATTTTTAGGGTATGAAGAAGATATTGAAGGTAAATCAACCTTAGCAGCACAAGATATTAGATTTGCTCGTACTATTGAAAGACTTCAAAGAATAATACTATCCGAACTAAATAAAATTGCTTTAGTCCATTTATATACTCAAGGTTATACAGATGAAACTTTAACTAATTTTACATTACAGATGGCTAGCCCATCAATAGTATTAGAACAAGAAAAAATTGAATTATTAAAATCTAAAACTGAATTAGCTGGTACTATGTTAGAACAAGGTTTAGTACCATCTGATTGGATTTATGATAACGTATACCATTTTAGTGAAGATCAATATGATGAATATAGAGACTTATCTAGGGAAGATGCTAAACGTAAATTTAGAATAGCTCAAATTGAAGCAGAAGGAAATGATCCTGTAGAAACAGGTAAATCATATGGTACACCTCATGATTTAGCTTCATTATATGGCAAAGGAAGAACAATGTCTGATCCAGGTAATGTACCTGATGGTTATAATGAAGATGATCCTAAATTAGGTCGTCCACAAGATACAATTACTAGTAGAAATAAACAAGATTCTAACTTTGGTAAGGATAGATTAGGAGTTGCTGGTATGAAAAATAAAGATAAAAATGATTCTGACTCTATACGTAACAATTTTAAAGGTGGTAGCCCATTAGCCCTTGAAGGTGCTAAAGTATCCTTCTTAAAAAATAAACAAATATTTGAAGCTTTAGATAAAAAGAATTTAGTATTTAAGTCTGATAAAGACGAGAGTAAGCTATTAGATGAAAACCAATTAAAGAAGTAAAAAACTTCACATATTTATAAATAAATATATTTTTTGATGAAAATAAAACACTCAAAGTACAAAAACACAGGGATATTATTTGAACTGTTAGTACGCCAGATTACCGCTGATACACTTAAAGGTGGTAATTCACCCGCTATAGATATCTTAAAAGAATATTTTGTAAACACTTCTTTAGGTAAAGAATATAAATTATATGAATCTGTACTTAAATCTAAAGTAGTAACTGAAGGTAGAGCTACATTAGTAATTGATACTATATTAGAGGCATCTACCAAATTTAATAGAAAATCTCTAAAAAAACAAAAATATAATTTAATTAATGAAATTAAAAAACATTATAATTTAGAATCTTTTTTCGGTTCTAAAATATCAAACTATAAAGAATTAGCAGCTTTATATACATTAATAGAAAATATTAATTCACCTTCTATTTCCAATCCCACACAGTTAGTAGATAATAAAGTTACTTTATTAGAACATTTAACTAAAAAAGAAGTTAACCAAGATTCAAAACAAACAGTACTTAAAGAATTCTTAACATATGATAAGGATGTAAGAACTCTTACATATAAAGTATTACTAGAAAAATTTAATAATAAATATGATACTTTAACTATTTCTCAAAAACAAGTACTTAAAGAATATATTAATTCCGTTGATTCAACCCCAGATTTAAGAAATTTTTATAATGTAAAAATCAATGAATTAAAAAATACTTTATCTAAAGAAACAAAAAATATTAAAGATAAAGCAACTAAAATTAAAATTACTGAAGTAACTAAATTTTTAACTGAGTTAAAGAAAACAGATAAAGTTGGGGATAATAATTTAGTTGATTTGTTACGTTATTACCAATTAGTAAACGAAATACAAATAGCAAATGGCATATAAGTATAAACTTAAAGAGATAGAGGTAGGTGATATAGAATTTGATAATGGTACTAAATCCACTGTAACTAATATAGATCCCGAAACAGGTGCAGTATCTTGGGATATTGATTATATTCCTAATATAGACAAATTAGTTGAAGATTCTATGAAGTTAGCATCTACAGCTAAAGGTGTATACCAAAAAGCTAAAGATGATAAAAAATTCTTAGACATATATGAACAAGCAAAACAATTAAGAAATGTAATTCGTACCCATGTTAGAAATAACTACC